AGCGTCACCAAATTGAACTGACGTTAAATATGTTGGGCTTGGCCTATCATCTCCAAAAGCATCCTCATTGGCTCTATGCTGTACAATAACACCCTGCCCAAGCCTTGCAGGATCATCCTTGAATAAGCTAAACGTAAACTCTCTAGGCGGGTTTGTATACCGCTCGATAATCCTCTCACTCAAATCAACGGCAACACTTTGCGCAAAATCCGGTATCCATCGAGAAAAAACCTTTTTTATTGATTCTGTGGCGTACAAATTTTCATTTGTCGGTGTCACCAGTGCAGAGTAATAATTATATGGGTCATCGAGCTTTAGGAATGGGTTTTTTTGATTGTAATACGCCCAAACTTGGCTAACCCGTGAACGCTGCATATCCTTCTGCCGAAAGTTTATTATTTTGTCCTCGTCGTAAAATTCCGTGCCGGTTACTGGACGCAGAACTTTAAGTTTAATCTTCCTAGACTCGACATCAGCATAAAAAATTAAGCCAGCCTGCTCAATCAGCTCATTTATTAGCCTTGATACCGGCTCCGGCTTAACGATTGTTGCGTAATACAGCGTGCTTTGAAAATTCAAAACCTCGCTTTGCCATTCAGCCAGGTCAATATAGCTTGAGTCAAGCGGCGTAAAATTCGTTATTAGATCGTAAATAATATCGGCAGAGGTTTCGCCGGCATACTCTCCGACCAGCTGAACATTATCACCAGCTTTATGATCATCCAATTCGCCAAGGATATCACGAGTAACAGTGAATACGTCCCCAACGCGGGTGAATGTCATAGCCTCTTTGCCGACCGCCACCTTGCCGGATGCAGGGTATTGGATATCACCAATTCCTACGGGCTCAACAGTGAAAACTGTATCAACGGTATTTATATCGGCAACCAATACGCCGCTTGTCACCGCTGGAAATTGGCTGGAGTCTCCATTGGTCAGCTTAAGGAAGTCAACACAATTTATTGTCATGCCGCCCATATTGTCCGGGCCGCTAAAGTTGTCTACCGTGTAATGCTCAACCTTAAAAGCGCCATCACCGCCACCACGATAAACCCTAACCTCTGAGCCGAATATATAAGGGTTTCTGGCTTTAAACTTGCCAAGAAATGTGCCCCTATCAAAATCTCCAGAGCGAGCAATGATGCTTTTATCTAGTCCAGACATTAGAGACAGCGCGTTATCAAGCGTAATCGTGCACGCGGCACGCTGCCCCATGTCTACCGCTGGGTTTATTTTTGCGCTAGTGCTGTTCGCTTTCGACAATATCGGGAACGTTGGCACGTTATCACGCGGCCAGAACTCGTTTCCGTTATTAAGGGCGAACCTAACTGTTTGAGTGGTTGCTGTGTAGTTTGCAGGATCACCACAATCATGCGAAAAATTTCGCGTATTGAAGCACGGAACGCCAGTGGCTGTGCATGGTGACACGCCAAAATCTAGCGAGCAGTAGGGCAGATCAATCTCTACATAGACAAAATTGCGAGTGCTAGCCATTACTGTTGTAACCCGTCATCGTAAAATCCATCTGCATAAAACCGTTAGCTAGAGAGTTAGTTACGTTTACGCCGTCCTGAGTCCAACATAATCCATACTCAAGCGGGTAAGATTTCGGCCGCCACGCCCAAAAAAACGGCAGCGTCTCAGCTGGCACAATGAACTTTGGGAATATCTCACTCCTGAAATAATCCGGCTGTATATTTGCCATACTCACCGAACTGTGAAGTGTATTTTTTGTCGCTATCTGCCCGAGAAACTGCCCGTTGTCACTATTTGATATTAGTTTTGATGGTCTGCGCCCCATTGTTATTGGCGTGTGATCTACGTAGATGTTTCTAGGCAGAGCTACCGTAAGACCGACATTAATAATCCCTATCTCCAGCTCAAACGACTCGATCGAGCTAATGAATATTGTGACTCCTGAAGCTGCCGCAGGCTCAAAAAGAGCTAGTATAGGCGATGAGTCTGTAACTATCACAGGCCCGTAAACGGTAACGTTTCCAGCCCCAAAATCGACAGATATTTCTATGCTACGACCAACTAATCCGCGATGCGCAGCGATACCAACATAATCAATAATTTCCTCGTTAGTGTCAGCGCTCCAAAAATGAAACGTCCTTGATTCCTGCTTCCAGCGCTCGGCTGTGCTCGGTGTAGATGTTAGCCAGCTCGGATTCGTCGGAAGCTCCCCGACGCTTGAATTTATGTTGCTTATACTGGTAATGTTTTGGATGCCAATACGCGGAGAATCTGGGTTCAATGATGGCGTGCTAGACCCAGAAAAAGAGGTATAGAGGGCGTCCGATATGTAAACAGGCATTAATTAGCCCCTATGATTCGTAGATTTGCCCCATTATCCACCGCTTCATTAAGCATATCAACAAGGCCGCGACCAGTGATAATCGCGTCAGGGTCAATATTTAATGCAACGCTAGAGCCTTGTGTTGGCCCTGCTGCTCCCGTACCTGCCTGCTGGGCTTGCGCCGGAATTGCTGGGGCGCCACTGCCGCCAGGGTTTGACTGTCCACCACCACCACTAAACGATTGGGCGTTAATATTCCTAATCAGCGCACCGGTTTTTGCAAGTGATGCCGCGGTGAATGCGGCCGCAACAACCGGAGCCCAAGGGCCGCCGGTGGCCATGCCTGCAGACCACGCAGCAACTGCCGATTTGTACCCATCGACAACAGCTGTGGCGCGAGCAACCTTTTTGCCCAGCTCGAAAGCCTTCTTTGATCTGCCTTGGGCTAGTGACATCAAGCTGTCACCCATGGATTTTGCAATGGATAGCGCGCCGGTTCGCTCTTTATCGCGAATGGAATTCATCCTATCCACATGATCCATTTGAGCTTGCTCGCGAATACTCATCCACTGCCCTTCGCTAGCAAATTTTGAGGCGTCGAATTCTTCACCGATTATGGCCATTCTCTCAAGATGCTCTTTTTCGGCCTGCTCAACGGTATCGTATCGGTCTTTAAGGCTATCTATTTTTGCATTCGGCTCTTCAAGCTCCTCTGGCGAGGAAGGCAGCCCATCAACAACCTCTTCTGCGGCTGCGTGCTTCTGTTCCCTTATAGCCTCTGCCGCTGAAACGGCGGCTTTAGCAGCCTCATTAGACTTTACTGTAACAGCTTCAAGAAAGCCCTCAACAGCCTGGCTGGGCATTTCCTGCATCGCCATTTCGTGCAACTCGCTGCGAAGGGTTGCAACCTCATTGCGCGCGGCTTCACCCATCGAACGAACGCCGGTCATAAAATCGGAGTCGCTAAGGGTGTCAACAAACCCTATCGACACTTTCGGGATTTTATTTAGCTGCGCTATCAGAAAATTGACATCACCGATCGCATCATCAACAAATGCAGATACGGCGCGACTGACAACCTCAAAAACACTAACGACGGCGGCTTTAAACCCAACCGCAACCAGCTCGGCACCCTTAAATACAACCTGAAGCCCATGAACCATATCAGCAAAAAATCCAACAGCTTTGGCAGAGCTCTGAAATGTGTTTTTGGCCACACTGCCAAAGCCGCCAGCCTCTTTTGCCAAATCAATTAGCTCATTGGCTGCGGCCTCGATAAACGGCGCCATTTCAACAGTAAACGCTTGACCGGCAGCAGCGGCAGCCTGGGAAACTCTAAAAAGCGCATCATTGGCAGCCTCAACCTTGGCGGCATCAATCCTATTTAGCGACACCCCAAGTTCGTCAAGCTCGCTTTTGACCGGCTTCAAGCCGTCATTTTCCAAGGCTTTGAGAACCTTCAGCATCTTGAGGCCGTCGCGGCCAAACAAATCAGATGCAATAGAGGCCTTAATTGTTTGATCTTCAACCTTGGCTAGCGAGGCTGCCAACACCTCCATTTGCTTGTCGGCGCCAAGACCTTTAAGGTTTTCAACGGTTAAGCCTACATCCTCAAGCGCATCCGCAGCGGCGCCACCCTTGCGGGCAGCCTCACCCAAACGCATTTCCATGCGCTGCAGGTTTTTGCTCATAGACTCTTGGGAAACGCCGTTTAGCTCGGCGATATGATGCAGGGCTTGAAGGCTCGCGATATTGACGTCTAGCGCATCGGCAGTCTTGGCAAGATTATCAATTACCTTAGATTGCTGATTGTAAAGAAGGGTTAATCCGCCAGCCGCAGCAGCAGCGGCGCCCGCACCCATTTTAGCCATGGATGTTGTGGCTTTTCTGGCATTTCGTGAGAACTGAGCGACAGCATTAGAGCCTTTTTTGAGCTCTCTCTGTAAAGGGCTTACATCGCCCCCAACCTTAACCCCGATATTCGCGTTAGATTCAGCCACTTTTTAGCACCTCATACATTTCTTGCCAATATTCGCCGCTGGCCTTATCGCGCTGCTCTTGCGGTACTTTTGTTTCATACAACCACCAAAGCTCAGTGGTTGTCATGCCCCAAAACTCAGAGGGCGACACCCAGCCACCCCCAACAAAGACCTCATAGGCGCTTTGTACTAGCTTTCGGGGCTCTCCGCCTTTCCCTCTTCGGTTCCCTCTGCCGCCGATTCGGTAACAGATGGTGGAACCATCAAGGTGATTAGGTCTGCGATAACATTGCGCACGCTGGTAGCGCCGCCATGCTCAAACAACATTGCGTAAACTTCATCTGGATCGGCTCGGCCGCCTGCGTACCAAATCGCAGCCGCATAAGCCCTAGCTAAAGATGAGTATTTTAAACTGGTAGGATCATTTAACTGAACAACATTCACATGCTCCTCAATCTCAGCAATCAACCCAAGAACCTTATTGGCAGGAACTTCGTAATCCTGCCCTTTGAATGTAAGCGTAATAGGCTTAAACATTAACTACCCCTAATTATGGTGCCGGTGTATATGTCCACAAGCCAGAACTTTCCAAGCTTGCGCTAAATGCTGTAGCCTCATTGTAGGGGCTGCTAAGCTCGTATGATGTAAGTCTGAAATTTCCGGTTATTGTTGAGCCGTCAGCAAATTCATATTCAATATCTGTCAGCATTCGGCTTGTTGCTGGATTGGCCCATATATCCCTAATTGTGGTGCCGTCTTCGACGCCGTCAAAGGTGATGTCAATTTGTTCTTGGGCCGACTCGTCAAGCAGCAGCCTTACCCCACCATCCTCATTGGACGTAACGTCGATCGATTCACCGCCCCATGACAGAGTTTTTGTTCTAACCCCAGCAATAGCAGTTCCGTTTTTTTTCAGTACCGTTGCGCGGCCTACAGATTTAGTCATTTTTAAACCTCATCAAGAAGTAATTTAAAAGAGATCACGCCACGGCGCGTTTTACCATCTGAATCCAAGAAATAATCCCCAGAATCAAACATACAATCAAGGACATTATAACCCGTTACGGTCACTGCCTGTCTATTTAGCAGAGAATAAACATCATCCGCTATTGATTTTATTCTTTTATAGCCCCTGTAATTGTCCCAGATGTAAACCGGTGCAATCACCTCAGCGCCAACACTTGTATCTGTGTCGAAAGGTGTGAGTATATCGTCACCTATAACAATATAGGGGTACGACTGGTTTTTTGGTGGCGAGTCATAGACCGGAACAGGCTGTCCATTAAAAATAACATTGCCAGAAAGCGCGGAATAAATACCTTTTTGCAACTCTAAGTTAAACGCCATTGGTTTTCGCCTGCCTTTTTAAGACTGCTTTTATTCTTTTCTCAAGTTTTGCCTGGAACTCTTCGCGAAGTATTTTGCTTAAATTACCCTGCACCTCAAGCCGAGCGGGAGCCAAAAAGGGTCTGGCTGGTACATTTTTAGTGCCGTGCTCAACAAACCTCCAGTAAAACCCTTTCTCTCTAAATCGTACCGAACTTACAGGCCTGTGTGGTGGCGACTTTTCGCGCTTAGTGTATATGCTTTTTCTTAGTAGCCCGCTATCGCGCTTTACTCGGGCCTTTGCGCCCTTGGTTATCCTACTTGCGACACCATGAATTGTTGAGCGCATTAGGTTTTTAGCTTCTTTTGGAGCAATGGACTCAAGGATTTTTTCAACCTCTTTGTCGCCCACAACCTCAACACCAGAAAAACTACCCATTTAGCTCACCAGCAACAGCTACAAACGAAACATATAGCCGCTGATTACCGTCAAAGCTTGGTTCAACAACGTCATATTTTACGCCATTCCAAACAATAACAGAGGTTGTGCCGATAACAGAATTATCGAAATTGTGCATAGTGAACTTTACAGATTGCTTGTCAGCGTTGCGCATTGCGTGCTCACGCTCTTCGCCACTCAAAAACTCAACCTTTGCCCACATTTGGCCAAGGCTTAAAAGTGACTCTTCACGCCCACCAAAGCCATCATCAACAAACGAAGCTGCAAAAGGCTCGACAACTTGATCCATTGCTCCGATCATACAATTGGCCTGTTCTTGAATGGCATAAGCATAGTCATGGCGGCTTTATTTACGTACTCAGAAGAAGCCCTGCCGGTGTACAGATCGCCTACCAGCATTAAGACAGCCTGCTTCATTGATTGGGGCCAATCCGCACTATAACCAGCTGTTAGGCTGATTTTCAAATTAGTTCCAGTGACTACCTCCTCGAAAAACAACGTATTCAAATCGGCATCATAGGTGTAGGTTGCCGCCTGCTCAGCATTACTAGCGTCGCGATACGTGACCGCCGAAACAGCACTCGCAGGGTATTGAATGTAGAACTGATCTGACGCGACTTCCGAAAACACAACATCAAAATCAGCCGACGAAACAGCAGAGTCAATAAATTGCTCTGCCTGCTCTCTAGCAGCAGAAATATATGCAGTTATTAAGCCGTCATCAATCGTTTGTCCGGTCGGTATTCTTAGGGTTTCTTTTGCTTCTGCTAGGCTTACCGGCTCCGCTACTGGCTGGCTCTTCCTTATCACTCTGCGCAACATTTTTAACAGCCTCCACACGTCCGGTTTTTACTAAAAATCTAGCATAGGAATCGTCAAAAACATAATCAACGCCCCTAATACAGTCGCCTTTTTTACTCTTAAAATTAACTAAGCATTTTACTTTCATAAAAATAAACGGGGCCGAAACCCCGCCTCACTTATGGCAATACTACTAGACTGGCAGAGTGGTTAGATCAAGAGTGATTAACGCATCATCGCGGAACACAGTAAACGCCGCGCGCATTTCCGCGCGAATCGTAACTAGGTTAAGCTGAACGTTATTCTCATCTTGCTCAAACGCCTGGATATTCACGTCATCACGCATCCACAGCATCATGGCGTCACTTGAGCCGCCAATTGCCGTGCCAGCAGGAACCGCATTGGATGCCACTACAGGAATCCCCCAAAGCATAGGAGTTAGACCTTCATTAACGTATGACACAGCACCAGATGACCCAACATAAGCAGCATCGGCAGCGCCGCGCTTAATGGTCTCGAATAGTGAGCCCCAATCGGCCGGGTTAACGAACCAGAAGTCTGGCATGTAATCCGAGCCCATAACCGCGTATTTGCCTGCGTTGGTGTAATCAAACGCATTTGCTGCGGTGCCAACAGCAAAAGCTGTTGAATTCTGCAAAATGCCGCTAAGGTTTGTACCCGCACCGTCACCATTAATAATTTGGCTATCAAGGCGCTGTTGAACGCCATGGCGTAAGCGGGTGTTAATGTAGCTTTGAACGGCCGGCGCATCATCCATGACCTGCTTTGAAATCTTCAGGAACGTAGGAATGGTTTGCACCGGTGCATTCACCGCTTCAAAAGTGATGTCACTTTCTGGTTTTTGTGCGCCTTGAGCCGTCTCGGCCGCATTGTTCGTGAAGGCAGTTTCTTTTGTATAGCGGATTGTATCTTGAGTTGTCGAACCCTTATTAATGAAATCAAGGATTGTCAAGGCTCGCATGGGGCCTGGGACAATACCCTCCTTTCGATCAAAAGGAACAATCACATCATCTTTGCCGGATAAAACGGTATTCGCTTGGAACGTAAAGTTCGCGCGATTTGCTTGACCACCAGCAAAAGCTTTAAACGAATCAGAGTTAGCAAACTGCTCGCCAATCGTCTTTTTTTGCTCTGGCGCAGACGCAAAACCTTTTTGGGCCAGCGCGGTAACTTCGTCCTGCAACTCTTTGAACTGCTGGCCAAGGCTGTTAATTTCACCCATAGCCTTTGCAGAAACCTTGCCGGACTCTGCATTAACTTGATCGATCTTACCTGATAGCGTGCTTTCGATTTTGCTCAAAGACGCTTCTAATTGTGCTTGAATTTCCATAGTAATCACCTAAATAGCGGGTTTATAGTTGTCTAAAAATGCCAACACTTTTGCCGCTGAATCCTCAGCAGCCCCGCCCACATGATCACCATGCACGCGCTTGACAGAACTCACGATAGCCGTAGCCTCTGCCCGAGATAGCCCGCGTGTTCGTAGGGCGCTCTCAATATCTGATAGTCTACCAGCTTTTTCAAGCTGGCCGCAAAAGTCGCTAGATTTTGCCTCAATTTGGCGAACCTTAGCGGCGAATTTTGACTTATTAAAACTGGCCTTTTCGCCTGCCAGTGCTGCAAATGCCATCTGGTGCAGAGCATTGCGCGAGCCGCTCACCACCTCAGTAATTAAGCCAACAGCTAGAGCTTCATCGGCATCCATGAAAGTCTCGTCGTCAAGCATTTGATCAAGCTCGGACTGCCCAATATTCATGGCCTCAAGGTAGATTTTACTCATCTGGCCTTGCATCTTGTCGAGCACTTCGGCGCTGGCTCGCATTTCATCAGCATCGCCAACACCCATACCCCAGGGCCGGTGAATCATAATCATAGTTGATTCGCGGCGGCCCACGCGCTCATTAGCGGCCAACATGATAATACTAGCCATACTCATAGCTTGGTCAATCACCATGCGAACATTGCCAGGGTGATCAAGCACGGCATTATAAATCGCCATACCTTCGATAACATCGCCGCCTGGGCTGTTTAGTGTGATTTCCACATCATCAGCGCCAGCCAGTTGGGCCGCAACATGCGCCGCGTCGAAATCAGAGCCAACAACGCCATCCAATCTAAATTTCTTCATTTTTATTTTCTCCAGAATCTCTCTGAACCGAACCGGCTGGCACTAAAGTGCCGTTTAAATAAATGTCATCACCGCCAGCTTTGGCGCTTCGGCCTTCAGTGGCGCGCACTTCGTTGGGTGTCATCTGTGCGGAGTTGATAGCTTTGCTGTATGACTCAACGCGTGACGCTAAATCAGCGCGCAGCAGTGAATCAAAGTCAAACTCAATAGTGTATTTGTCAAAGTCGCCAGGCGGCATTAGGTGTCGCTTGATGCTTGACTCTATACGCTCAAGATAGGGCTT